AAGTTAAAATACAACCCAAGCACAGGCGCATTAACCGCCAATCAGCTAATCATTGCACCGTAAGGAAACATCATGGGAACTTTAGTCTTTCAGGCAACATTGGGTGGATCGGTCAATCTGATTGGCCCAAACACAGCCTCAACCATTAACTTTACGCTTCCAAGTGCTGATGGCTCTAGCGGTCAGACTTGGACAACCAATGGCAGCGGTGTTTTGTCCTTTGGCACTTTGGGTGTAGCGGGTGGTGGAACAGGCGTTACAACTTCAACAGGCACAGGCTCTGTGGTGTTGTCTACATCCCCAACACTTGTTACCCCCGCCCTTGGAACTCCTAGTGCATTGGTTGGCACAAATATCACAGGCACTGCGGCTGGCTTAACTGCGGGTTCGGTCACAACAAACGCCAATTTAACGGGTGCGGTCACTTCAGTAGGAAATGCCACATCATTGGGTTCATTTACTTCTGCTCAACTTTTGGCGGCTTTGACTGATGAAACGGGAACTGGTGCTAATGTATTTGCAACAAGCCCAACATTGGTTACACCTATCCTTGGAACACCAACAAGTGCTACCCTAACTAACGCCACAGGCTTACCATTAAGCACAGGTGTTACTGGAACTCTGCCAATAGCTAACGGAGGAACTGGCCTTACAACAACTCCTGCTAATGGTGCTTTGGACATTGGTAACGGCACTGGTTTTACTCGCACAACTTTGACTGCGGGAACAAACATTACGATTACCAACAGTGCTGGTGGAATTAGTATTGCGGCTTCTAGTGGTGGTGGCTCTGCCGCTACGCCTACTGCATTGGGTACTGTGTATGGTGCAACAAGTAACGGAACGCCATTTAACGCTTTGCTTGGTTACAGTGCTGGTGCATCTTTAACAACTGGCAATGCTACTGTTGCAATTGGTTATCAAGCACTTCAAAACAATACTTCTGCAAATAGTAATGTTGCAATTGGTTTTCAAGCAATCAATACCAACACAACTGGCGCAGAATCAATTGGTATTGGTCGTGCCGCACTATACAACAACACGACTGGCTCTTCTAATGTTGCTATTGGTTATGCGGCTCTTTTCTCCAACACCACAGCATCTAACAACACTGCTGTAGGTTATCAAGCAATGTATTCTGCCAATACTGGTGGATTTAGCGTTGCCGTTGGTCATCAAGCACTCTACAGCATGGCTGGAATCTCAGGTGATGTATGCAATGTGGCGGTTGGTTATCAGGCTGGGTATGGATATACAACTGGCTATAACAGCGTATTTATTGGTCATCAAGCAGGATATAACGGGACAGCAAACTCAACTGGGCTTGGTGTAATGTACATAGGTTACAGAGCATCTGCCTCAAGCTCATCTGCTGGTGGCGAAATGGTAATTGGTTGCGGTGGCGCACAAACAGGTAAGGGAACTAGTACAGGTTTTATTTCCCCTAATGGTGGTGGTGTTTATCAAGGCAATAACTCATCATCTTGGTCAACTACTTCTGACCAACGCCTGAAGAAAAACATCGTTGATAACAATATTGGTTTAGAAAAACTTACGCAAATTCAAGTGCGTAATTTTGAATATCGTGTTGAAAGCGAAATCACAGAACTTCCAACTCATGCCGCCATCAAAAAAGAAGGCGTGCAGTTGGGCGTTATTGCCCAAGAACTACAAGCCGTTTTGCCTGATTGCGTGAAGCAAGAATCCACTGGCGTTCTGTCTGTGGACACCGATAACCTGACTTGGTACTTAATTAACGCAGTCAAAGAATTGTCTGCCCGTGTTAAACAACTTGAAGGAAACTGAAATGACTACTGAAACACTAACACCAGAACAAATTGCAAAGCACTACTCTGCCGCAATGGATAGCGTAAACCTAATCAATGCTGGCAAGCCAGAAGGCATGACTGATGCTGATTGGACTGACTGCCTGTCACGCAACAAAGAGCATCTAAAAATCATGCTTGCCAAGGAATTCTGGACAACAGAAGATTTAACACCATTACAGGCAGCTTCTGCATGATCTGCCAATGGTCAATCACAGAGACTCAAGTGCAAGATGGCTTGATTCTTTGTGCTAAATATCATGTGATTGCAAAGGAAGATGACCTATCTGTGGAAACAGAGGGTTATTGGACATTTGACAGTCCAACTTTGAGCATTCCTTTTGACCAGGTGACAGAAGAAATGATCGTTGGTTGGATTGAAAAAGAGACTATGCGGGATGGCAATTGCGTCATAAAATCTAGACTTAAAGAACAATTAGATTCTCTGAGCAAAAGCCAATTTACGCCTCCCCCTTGGCAGCCTCAGACCTTCACCGTAGAAATGTAAGGAAACATTATGGCTGTGCCTTTTGACATTGTTAGCCGAGCGCTAAAAGACATTGGCGCATTGGAATCAGGTGAAACTCCGACTCCAGACGCAGCGCTTGATGCGTTTGAAATGTTAAACGACATAATTGACCAATGGTCAAACGAAAACATGATGGTTTTCAATGTCACAGAAATCATTTGCCCCGTCATTTCTGGTCAAACCCAATACACAATTGGCCCTAACCCATCGACTCAAAACTTTATTGGTGCGTCTTTTACAGGCTCAATTGCGGGTAATGTTTTGACCGTGACAGGGATTGCTTCAGGTGCTATTGCCCAAGGTCAAACGCTAAGTGGCACAGGAATCACATCGGGAACAAAGATTACTCAGTTTTTGACAGGCGCTGGTGGCAACATCAACGAAACAGGCACTTATCAACTGAACATTTCTCAGACCGTTGCATCCACATCAATCACGGCTTACTACCAAAAGCCCTTAAACATTGATTCAGCGTTTGTTAGGGTAAACACCACATCCAATGGTCAGCCCATCACAGGCGGTGGACTTGATTACCCAATGTCAGTTTTGGAATTGCATAGTTACCAAATGATTGGTTTAAAAACACTAAGTGGCCCGTGGCCCAAGGCGGTTTACTACAACCCAGGCTCAGACTCAGGAAACTTGTTTATTTGGCCTAGCCCCTCACAAGGCGAAATGCACTTGTTTTCTAATACCTTGTTCAGCCGTTACGACTCAATGTATGAGGACATAGCCCTGCCACAAGGCTATTCAATGGCTCTTAGGTGGTGTTTGGCAGAGCGTTTAATGCCCATGTATGGTAAAGCCTCTCCAACGCAAATAAGCATGATTCAGACCTTTGCAGGGCAAGCCAAAGCAACGCTCAAGCGCACTAACATGAGTCCCTTGCAAACCGCACGTTATCCTGATGCTTTGCTAACGGGTAGAAGCAAAGATGCTGGATGGATTTTAACTGGCGGTTTTATTTAAAGGACTACCATGCCAGATTTCGGTTTTGTAGGCGCAAGTTACGAAGCACCAAGCATCTACCAAGATGCCCAAGAGTGCATCAATTTCTTTCCCGAAGTTGACCCTGCCAAACAACAGGGTGAGCGTGGGGTGATTGCGCTTTACCCAACGCCAGGTCTGACCGTTAAAGCAGTTTTTCCTAACCAACAAGAAGTTCGTGGGCTTCATGCGGTTTCTGGCGGTGAGCAATTGATTGCGGTTTGTGGGCCTTATGTCTATGCCCTAACAGCTAACCTTGTCCCCTCTGTAATTGGTCAACTTAATTCCAGTTCTGGAATAGTCAAAATTACCGACAACGGGGTCAATGTCTACATTGTGGACGGTGCTTATCGTTACACATGGTACATATCAAGCCCCGCAGCTGCCGTGTTCACGGGATCAACAAGTGGCACAACATTGACCGTGACAAGCGTTTCTAGTGGAACAATTGCCATCAATCAGTCTTTGTATGGAATTGGGATATTGCCTGAAACCGTGATTACCGCACTTGGAACGGGAACGGGCGGGACGGGTACTTACACAATCAACAGAAGTCAAACTGTAGCCTCTGAGTCTATGAGTACGGCAACCGTTGGTGCGGTGGTGACTGCAACCATTGCGGGAACGGTAATGACCGTTTCTGCGGTTACTTCAGGTGTTCTCCATGTTGGACAGACCGTTCAAGGCGCTGGCGTAACCCTTGGCACAATCATCACGGCTTTGGGTACAGGATCAGGTGGGATTGGAACTTACACATTAAGCGTGGCAAGTACCGTAGCAGTTGGCGTGACCATGTTTGGCATTAACTTTTCTGTTTTGCCATCTACTGACGGTGCGTTTAGCGGTGCAAACACTGTGGATGTGATTGACAACTACATTGTTTACAACAACCCAACGACTCAGCAATGGGGTTCTACTGACCTTTTGTCGGCTATTTCACCCCAAACTAGCTATTCACTCAAAGACGGTGCGCCTGATGATTTGGTGGCTTTGATTGTTGATCACCGTGAAGTTTATTTGATGGGTGAGATTTCGTCTGAAGTTTGGACAGACGTTGGAACAGTTCCTTTCCCATTCCAACGGATACCTGGCACATCTACCCAACACGGGATTGCAGCGCCATTTTCCCTTTATCGACTTGGAAACTCATTTGCTTATGTCTCACGCAATAACCGTGGACAGGCGCAGATCATGCAAATGGAAGGGTATATCCCTAAACGGATTTCTACCCATGCGGTAGAGAACACATTAGCTAATCAAAATGTTGACGATGCAATTGCTTGGACTTATCAGCTAGAAGGCCATGAAGTTTATGTAGTGACGTTTCCCACATTGAATTTGACATGGGCTTACGACAACACCACTCAACTATGGCACAAATGGCTTTATACGACTGACGACAATCAATATCAGCGTCACCGAGGGAACTGCTGCGCTGTGTTTCAAGGTCTTGTGATCATTGGGGATTACTCCAATGGCAAATTGTATGAGTTGGATAAAACCAATTACACAGATGACGGTCAAAACGTCCGCAGATTGCGTAGAGCGCCTCATTTGGTGACTGAATTTCAAAGGCAATACTTTGATGAATTGCAGATTCAGTTTCAGCCAGGCGTGGGGACAACAGGTTTGTCTGCTATTTTTGGTCGTTACATTCAGAATCCCTATTACATAACACCCACAGGATCGTTGATAATTGGGGCTGGTGAAACTGTTTATTTAAGTGATTTAGCAACAATTAACCAAAACACCCCGACAACTTATCCACAAGCAATGTTGCGGTGGTCAAGTGACGGTGGTTCTACTTGGTCAAATGAGCATTGGACGGGTGTTGGACAATTGGGTAAGTATAAAAATCGTGCTATTTGGCGCAGATTGGGAACAGCCCGAGATCGGATTTTTGAAGTGGTGGTGACTGATCCTGTAAATTTTGTCATCATTTCAGCAAACCTTAAAGTGCAAGGGGCAGAAAACTAATGGCTACTTCAGGACTTTCAAGTACACAACAAGTTAACCCCTATCCACAAACGCAGTTTTTGGATGGTACAACTAACCGTCCATCACGGGCATGGCAGCAGTTTTTCATTAACTTGTTGAATTTCAGTTCAGCAACGACTGCTACAAGTGGATCGGCAACGCTTCCCGCTAACCCTGTTGGGTTTATAAATGTCACAGTAAATGGCAAGGCTTACAAAGTGCCTTACTACAATGTTTGAGAAAGTTTAAGTCATGGACAACACAATAAATTCATTAGTTTCTCAATCTGTTGGTGTGACCGATCAACAAATTAAGGATTACTTAACAAGTAATCCAGGCATGAGTGATTCTCAAATTGTGGATGCCATGAGGACTTATGGTGTTTCGCCCTCACAAATGGCTAGTGCCGTTGGTATGTCTGAGGGTGCGGTTGCTGCAAGGGTTGCGGCTACGATCCCGCCTGGTCAAACCGTTACGCTTGGCGACACAATTGTTCAGCCTCAATACCAAACCATTGGTGACGGTGAAAATCAACAAATTGGCGGTATTGAAAATGTTTTAACCTATAAAGTAGGAGAAAACAAAACTGGCGGTGGTTATAACCAATACGGTGCTGATGGAACTTTAGAGCGTCAAGGTACGCAACAAAAAGTTGACAACAATATGTTGCCATTCCTTTTGGCAGCGGGTGGCATGGCGTTTGGTTTGCCTGGCCTTGGCGAAGCAGCTGGTGGAGGCTCTACCCTTGGTTCATTAGGGGCTGTTGGTTCTGATCTAGCAGGATTAAGTGGCATACCCGCAGGGGCTGGTGCTTTAACTGCCGCAGAATCCGCTGCTTTATATGGAACTGGTGGCGGCACAACACTTGGCGCACTTGGTGGATTAGGTACTGATACAGCAGTTGGCACAGGACTAGGTACGGGAACAGGAACAACTGTTGCGGGCACAGGTACAGGCACAGGAATCACAGCAGCTGGCACAGGCGGTCTTGGCGGTGTAGGCGGTGCAGTTGGGTTAGATGGTGGTTTAGGAACTGGTTTAACAGCTGCGGGCGCTGGTGGGCTTGGTGGCGCTACAGGTGCAACGGGTCTTGGTGGTTTGGGTACTGGTGTTGTTGGAGGAACTGGTCTAACAGGCACAGGCGTGTTATTGGGTTCTGGTCTTGGAACTGATTTGTTAGGAACAGGATTAACAGGTTTAACAGGAACGGGTGTTCTCACAGGTTCTGGTCTTGGCACAAGTTTATTGGGAACAGGCACAGGCACAGGCTTAACGGGTACTGGCGTATTAACAGGCTCTACTCTTGGAACTTCTCTGTTGGGAACAGGCGCAGGCTCTGCTCTTACAGGTGGCGTGACAGGTTTAGGCGGTACTACTCTTGGCACAGGCGCTTTGACAACAGGCGTTGGTTCTGGCGGTGGCACAGGCGGTGTTGTTGGTGGTGGCACAGGCAACATGACAGGTGGCGGCACAGGTGGCGTTACAGGTGGTGGAACTGGTGGCGTAGGAGGAACAAATTTAGGCTTGGGAACTGGTTTAACTGCCGCAGCGCTTAGTAATTTATTAGGCGGTATGTCAAACGCTTCAGCAATTTCTGATGCTAGAAACTTGATCAACCAATATGGCACACAAGCGGGAACTGCACTATCTAATGCTTATCAAAACGCACAAGGTTTAAATGCGGCTAACCGTACAGATTTGGGTAATGTTTACTCAAATTTAAGCAGCAATTTAAACAATACGTTAAATGCTCAAGCGGGTTTGTATGGAAATACAAATACAAATTTAGCAAACAATTACTCAAACACAGCTAGTAATTTGCAGAATTTGTATAACCAACAAGTTGGCTATCAAGCACCATATCAACAAATTGGCAGTCAAGGTGCTGCGGGATTAGCGGCAAATCAAGATTATTTAACTCGCCAGTTTAATGCAAACGACTTAAACACTAATCTTGCCCCTAACTACGCATTCCAACTGCAACAGGGTCAAATGGCTAATCAGCGTGCCGCTAACGCTGCGGGTGGTAGTTTAGGCGGTAATGCTTTGCAAGGTCTACAAAAGTACACCCAAGACTATGCGGGCGGTGCTTATCAGCAAGCCTTTAATAATTTTAATAATCAACGACAGAACATTTACAACAGTCTAGCTGGAATGGCTAATATTGGCGGCACTTCTGCGGGTCAATTAGCGGGTCTTGGTACTAATTACGGCTCTAACCTTGGTTCGTTGTCATCTACCTATGGTGGCAATATGCTTGGAAATGCGGGTCAACTGCAAGGCGCATACAACCAATATGGAAGCAATTTGGCGGGTGCTGCTAACACTTATGGTGGCAACCTTACAACAGGCGCTGGTCAAGGTATAAATGCCGCTAATGTGTATGGATTAAATGCCGCTAACCTTGCCACTGGTCTTGGATCGGCATTGGCAAGTAATGCAACAGCTGGCGGTGCTAACACAGCAACTGCTTTGAGCAATCTTGGCAATACGGCATTGCTTGGCTCTTTGATTAAAGCGACATAAGGATAAATCATGGCTGACCTATCAATGAACGTAAATTATCCAAAGCCCCAACAAACAAGTCTTGGGGATATGTTGGGCATGGCTAGTGGAATTCAAAACTTCCAACAAGCGCAGCAAATGAATCCTTTGGCCTTGCAAAGAGCGCAACAGGAAGTTGAACAAGCAAGGCAAATGAATCCTTTGGCTTTGGAAAAGGCTCAAGTTGAGAATCAAGTTATTCGTCAAAAAAATGAAGAACGGGTCAAACTTCAAGAATTCACAAGCAATCCTGACAATTGGCAGACCAATGGTCGCATTGACATGGACAAGATCAATTCGGTCATTCCTAGAATTGCACCGTTAACTGGCTCATCCGTTATCAATGAATTAAGTGGATTGCACAAAAGCCAAACTGAGGCATCAAGCGCTAAACAAAATTTGACGCAATCTCAGCGTGAGATCATTGCCAACAGAACGGGTTTGTTAGGACGTTTGGGCGTTCAAGACCCTAAGATTGTTTTGGGTGAACTTAATCGATTGAAAGAGGAAAACCCTGACAGTCCTGAGTTGTACCGTCTGATTGATGCTTACGCTGGCCCATTAAGCAAAGCACAACCTGGCAAGCACATTTCAGAGGATATGGTTCGTTTGAGCCAATCTATGTTGTCGCCCTCTCAACAAGAATCTTTGTCTCCCAAAGCGGGAACATTGGACACGGGCGGTGAAATTCAACCTACTGTTACCCAACCTTTTATTGGTGGTCAGCAACCTTCCATGCGTTTTTCTGGAACGGCTATTCCTAAGACAATTGGCCCAGGCTTGGAAGTTGTTGCCACAGAGGGCAATCCTTACGGTTTGCCTGTTGGCACAAAATACATTCAGCCACAAGGCGGTGGTCAGCCTATGCAAGGCCAACAACGCTCTCCTGTAGTTACAAATCTTGCCCCTCAAATTGCAAGCACTTTAAGCGCAAACACAACTATTGCTAATACAGATTGGGCAGATACTTATAACGCCTCAAAAGAAGCGCAACCTAGAATTGCAATCTTTCAAAACATTAAAAAGATTGCACCAGAAGGCTTTACAGGCGTTGGCGCAGAGCGTAAGAAGTTGGCAGCTGGCATTTTGAATGCAGCGGGTATTGATGTTTATACGGCTGAAAACACCGCCACAGACGAATTGGCTAAGAACACCCGATTGTTGGCCTTGGCGGGTGGTAATACTGATGCGGCTAGGGCAATGGCAGAAATTGCCAACCCAAGCGGCAAGATGACTTTAGCGGCTATTAAAGAAGTTTCAGACCAAATGATTGGTGTGGAAAGATTAAAAGAAAAACGTGCTGAATACTTATCTCAATTTCGCAATGATCCTGTAAAGTATCAAGAGAAATCACAGGTGTTTAATAAATTTGCTGATCCTAGAATTTTCCAAGAAATGTCACCTGAACAGGTTGCAAAACTCAAGGCTTCTATGTCTAAACAAGACATTGCTGACATGAGCAAGAAAATTCAAGAAGCAAAAATGTTGGGGATTATCAAATAATGGCTAGTCTTGCTGAACTTTGGGATGCCGCCCCTGCTACGGCAACACCGCAAAACCGTCAGGTTGACCGCATGGCTATCTTGCAAGACGAGATGACCAAAGCACAGCAACGCTTGCAATCAGGCGATCTTAGAGCGCAACGAGACATAGAATCTTTAACCCGTGAAATGGGTGGCAAAGTTCAACCACAACAGGCTTCTGGTCAAACATTGGCTGATTTGTGGGAATCAACCCCTGCGTCCACTGCCAAACAAGAGCAGAAAAAGAATGAACTTCCTTTGGCGGCTCAGTTTTACAACAAACTGCAAGAAGGCCGAAAAGATTTAGGCGCTAGTGTTGCATCGTTAGCTGACACTACAATTGGCGGCATTTTGCCTATGGCGGGTCAAGTTGTTCAAGCGGCTTCCCGTCCATTTACTACACCTGAAAAAGCCCAAGAATACGGTCAGGCCGTTACAAGCGCTTTAGAAAAGCCATTTGGCAAAACCTTGGGTGTGACGCAAACCCCTGCTTATCAAGGCGAGGCTTCCCGCAGATTGATGGATTTTATTGGCGAAAATGTCAATAAAGGTGCTGAGTGGATTGCCCAAAAAACAGGCTTACCACTTCCTGATGTGCAAAACATGATGGGAACGGCAACATTAGCCGCCCCCGCTTTAGCTGCAAAACCTTTGGCTATTGCCGCCAAACCTTTAATTAAAGGTGCTGAGACTTTAAGCCAGTGGGGTGGTGAAATTCGTCCTACTGCACAACAACAAATGCAACAGCAGTTTCAGGCCAAAGGCGGGTTGCAAAGCGCTGGCGCAGCTGCGACAACTGACCAGGCGGCAGTTCAAGCAATGTTGGCTAAAGCAAGTCCTGAACTACAAAACGAATTAAAGAGTACGCCTGTCAATCAGATCAATATGCCCGCCCTTGAGCGCCATGTTGAGGCTGACACATTGCCTGTGCCTGTGCGTCTAACCCGTGGGCAAGCCACTCAAGACATTAACTTGTTATCTGACGAAATGAACATGAGGGGCAAAAACCCTGAGTTGGCTAATCGTTTTAATGAGCAAAACGGCAAATTGATTGAAAACATGAACTCTATCAGGGACAAAGCCGCCCCTGATGTTTTTGGCGTAAACCACATTGAAAACGCAGAAACTTTGATCAATGCTTACAAAGCACTTGATGACACAAGAACTGCTGACATTTCTGCCAAATACAAAGCGCTTAAAGATGCCGCTGGCGGTGACTTTCCGATTGATGGAAAGCAGTTTGCGGCTAATGCTGAAGCCATGTTAGGAAAAGAACTAAAAACAGACTTTTTACCTTCAGCACTTGCCAAACAATTAGAGCGCTACAAAAATGGCGAAACAATGACGTTTGAACAATTTGAAGCCATGAGAACTAATTTGGCCTCAGAAATGCGTAAAGCAGAGCGTTCAGGCGATGGTAACGCTAAAGCAGCGTCAAGCATTGTACGCACCGCATTAGAGGACTTGCCTTTGTCGGGTGATGCCGCCAACCTTAAACCTTTGGCAAATGAGGCTAGAAGTGCCGCTAAAGCTAGGTTTGATATGTTGAAAAAAGACCCTGCTTACGATGCCGCAGTTAATGATGTTGCACCCGATAAGTTCATCAATAAATACATTATTGGTGGCAACAAACGTGATTTGGAAGCGTTGACTGCACAACTTGGTAAAGGCTCAGAAGGTCATCAGGCCGTGTCCGCTGCCGTGGTTAACTATCTTAAAGATAAAGCTGGTGTCATAAATGATAACGGCAACTTTAGCCAAGCGGGATACAACAAAGCGCTTAAACAACTTGATCCTAGATTGCTAGAATTAGTTGACGGTGAGACTGCCCAACAATTACGGGCTTTGGGTAATGTGGCTAGATATACGCAAGCACAACCCCGTGGAAGCTATGTAAACCAATCCAACACATTTGTGGCGGGTGCTAAAGAGATGGCTAAAGGTGGCTTAGAAAAGGCCGCTAATGTGGCAGGATTTGGTGTTGTTCCTATTGGCACAATGACCCGTGAAGCATTGGCAAACAGAGCCGCAGCAAAGCAGACTAAAGAATCTTTAAAACCTGGCGCTGGCACTAAACTTTCAGACTTAGGAAAATAACATGGCGTTCAATCTTTCCCCCATTGGTAACGGATTTCAATTCTTTACTAATACAGGCATACCCCTTAACGGTGGGTATATTTATACCTACCAAGCGGGTTCTAGCACTCCCCTAGCCACTTACACCACTTCTGCGGGAACGATTGCCAACACCAATCCCATTCAATTAGGAACTGATGGTCGCCCCCCACAAGAGATTTGGTTAAATTCAGGATATTCCTACAAGTTTATTTTGACTGACTCTGCCAACGTGCAGATTGGCTCATTTGACAATCTTTATGGCATCCCAAGCTCAACTGCTACTGCCAACCCTATTCCTGCGGGCGGCATCATCATGTGGTCAGGCTCAATTGGTGCTATTCCAACTGGCTACTATTTGTGCGATGGACAGAACGGCACACCAGACCTGAGAGACAGATTTGTGGTGGGTGCGGGTAATACCTATGCCGTGGGAAATACAGGTGGCTTTACGTCTGCTGTAGCGGGTTCTGGCGGCACAAACTTGCCCCTTTACTATGCCCTTGCGTTCATACAAAAGAGCTGATATGTCTGACATTGATTTGGTCAAATACGGTGTTCTTTGGCAAAAAGTTGAGTCAATGGAAGCAAAGATTGACAAGATGGAGGCACAACTTGAAACTCTTATTGAACTGGCAAACAAAGGTCGTGGCGGCTTTTGGATGGGCATGGTCTTTGTGTCTGCTATATCTACAATTTTGGGATACGTTAGCCATCAATGGTCAAAGTAAATGAATGCGTTGGCTCATACTTTTATTATTGTTTGGGCTGGTGGCGGCAATAGCCAAAAACGGTTGTCACGTTAGAGAGTTTTACGGGATTGCGTACACCGTCCATGATCCTACACAACGTCATAAGGAAATGATGACATGGTTAAACCAAAACGCCCAGCATTGCAAGTCAACAGATTATGTTGTGATTTGGAACAACTTGTCCGAGTGGGCGGGTGCGGCAGATTCCACATGGTTGCGTAACAAAGTAGTTCACGGATACAAAGAGGCATTAGAACGTGAAAAGAAATGATCCCGCCTTTATACAAATGGTATCCAATGATTCAGCCTGGGGGCGAGCCAAACAGGACAGATGCGCTTGAACGTAGGGCTGAAAAGCTGACTGAAGATTACAAGCAAGCGCTAAAAATGAAAAAGGTAGATATAAAAATTGATGCTCTTGAATTTGAGTTGTATGTTAAAAAAGCAGAACGCAACCAAATTAGCCTAGAGATTTTTACTAACCGTAAAGTGGACATATCTGTATGAATGAAAATCCAGACGTAGTAGGTAAGCTGACTTATTCAGTAACTTTGATGGTTGCAGCCACTCTTTGTTTGTCGGTGTTGGGTATGGTCATTGCATTCTTACTTGGCCTGTGGGCAAAAGAAGTTGATAACGCAGAAATCTTTGCTATGTTGCACCCTGCGTTTCAAACCATCATTGGTGGCTTTATTGGCCTCTTAGCGGGTGTAAAACTCTCGCATGGGGATAGCCATCACAAATGTAAACATTGCGGAGAATAACCATGTTTGAAGTTTTAAGCGGTGGATTGTTGGGTTCTATTTTTGGTGGCATCTTTAGGATGGCCCCCGAAGTCTTAAAGTGGCTTGATAAGAAAAACGAGCGTCAGCACGAACTTAATATGTTTAAGTTCCAATGCGACTTGGAAGCCCAACGTGGTCAGCAAAAGTTGGCTGAGATTGGCGCACAAAGAGAAGCCGCTATTGATGTAGGCGTGATGGATGCCTTTAACAACGCCATTACACAACAAGCGGAAATGGTCAAAGCAGCGGGTGGATGGGTTGCTTCCCTGTCGGCCTCTGTGCGCCCTATGGTGACTTATTGGGTTTTGTTTGTTTGGTCATTTATCCATGTTTGGTTTGCCTACAACGCCTGGTTAAATGGTGCGCCAGCTGTTGAAGTGTTTAAAACCATGATGACCCCTGACTTTTCTGCTTTACTGTCAGGAACAATCAATTATTGGTTTCTTGACCGTACATTGTCTAAGAGGGGTATATGAACTTAGAACTGGCTGCTGCTTTGTGTCGCCAGTTTGAGGGGTTTAGGTCTAAGCCTTACCTATGCCCTGCGGGGATTGCAACGATTGGGTATGGGTCAACCTACTATTCTGACGGGCGCAAAGTGACCTTGGAAGATGCCCCTATGGATGAGCCTACAGCAAGAGCGCTGCTCATGGTGGAACTTGAGCATACTTACTTGCCAGGCGTGTTGCGAAACTGCCCCATCCTTGCGACTGATGAGCGCAAGTGCAACGCCATTGTGGATTTCTGCTACAACCTGGGGACAGGCCGACTCCAAACCTCAACCCTCAAGCGTAAGATCAACGCACAGGATTGGGACGGGGCAAAAGAGCAATTGATGCTGTGGACAAAAGGTGGGGGCAAGGTCTTGCCTGGTCTTCTCAAACGCAGACAAGCCGAGTGCGCCCTTATTTCTTAGCCTCTTTGACAAAACACCC